ACCAAGCAAGTCCAGGGCCACCGAAAATCTGTGGCATCGCATACGCAGCAGCAGCAGCAATTTCAGGTAATTCTCTTACTAACCGTCCAATAGAAGTAAACGCTGATTGATAATTTCTCTCAATACTCCAAATAACATTAGCAGCAGCATTTTCAAACTGAACAAAACCTTTAACTGCCCCAACTACCCAATCAGCACCACCTAAAACTGCATTTAATCCAATTGCACCTATTCTTAACGCAGTAAATCCTTCTACTCCTCGTTGAACGAATTCCGCAATAGCTTTAGTATTTCTACCCCAACCAGTTTGGAGTAAATTCATTCTCTTAATTACACGTTGAATCCCATCTGCTAAACCAATGATATGAGCCGATTGATTAAACCAACTTCCTGCTGCTTTGCCACTGAAAACATTAAGATTAAGTTTACCAATACCTAGTAAAGTTTGGATGTCTCCCCTCATCCTTTTCCCTATATTTGCTGTCTGATCGAAAATACTTTTTTGATTTCTTAATCTATTCCTTTCTGTCTTTTCTGTTTTTTCTGTTGTATTTAACTCTTCTTTCTTAAGTTGATTAGTTGCATTTAAACGTTCATTTATTCGTCCTATGACGATATCTATCTGCTTATATTCCTCCCCATTAAGATCTACAAGACTTAACGCCTTTTGTAATTCTGATCTATAAAGAGATAGAGATGCAATATTATTAGCGATCTTACCTTCCATCCCCAATAATTGCTGATTTCCCTTAAACCCTTTTGGTGTGTCAAATCCACCTGTTGCATATAACTTGCTTTGAGCTGATATTCTTTGTAATTGAGCAAGACGCAAAGCCTGTTCTGCTTTAGTTTGCGCCTGAACTGAACTTACATATAACGCCCCACCAATTGATGCATTATTAGCAGCAGTTGCTAATGCAGAAATTTGTCGTTTTAATATTGCCTCATTACTAGCAAGTGCCTTATTAGTTTCAGCTATCTTTTTTATAAAATTACCAAGATCTCTCGCAGCAGCATTAAACGAGCCAAATTTACGCTTATCTTGATCAAGAAGACTTGAAGTATTTGCTAAATCCTTAAGCAGAATCTTAATTTTTCTAAGCCCTATAGCACTCCGATTTAACGCTTTAGGATCTAACGAACTTTTGGAAGTTGCGGAAGTTCTAGCTAATTCTTTTGCAGACTTAGATATCTGCTTAAATTCAGTACTTACTCCCTTTAAAGACTTAGAAAGATTACCAAACTGCTTATTGATTGCTACTACAGACTTATCAATACTTCCTAAAGACTTCCCAAGCTTATTGACAGCCTGTTTTAAAGCCTGATCTTTAACTTTAAATTCAATTGTCCTTAAATATGCGCTAGCCACTCACAAAAAGGAAAAGATTACATATAGCTTACCTTGTTTGTGTTCGCCTAGCAGCTCCTTGTTGTGCTGATTGACGATCTCTTTCCATCTCCTCACTCTGAAGAGCAAAAAAAGCAGCCCAATATATCATTTCTTCCTTTGTCAAAGTCTGTGTTAACTCTGCAACTGTTTTACCTAATTCCTTAGCTAAAGAATAAACAAAACGTACTTCGCCTTTAGCTTTTCATATCTGCTTTCGCTGTTTCCACCTCCTTGTCTGTACCTGATTCCAACATCGCTAATTGAATTTCCTGCAAAACAGCAGCTTCAACTTCTCTCCTTAAAGCAGCTTTGTCTCCATCCTGAAAAAGCCTTGCACCAGCAGAATCCAATGCTTTTTCAATCATTAAGGCTAATGCAAAGTTATTTGCATCATCAGAATTACCACTCTTTTTATTGATGGATTCTCTTTCTGCAATAGTTAAAGGATGCCAATAAACAGTTAAAACTGATTGACCATTCTTAACTACTTCATGTTGATAAAGCTGATCAACCCCGAAATTATTGCGAAGCAGCTCAATAGCTTTAGACATAAGTAAAAATCGTTTCTATAATAATAGTATACTAAGCGATTGCTGAAAACTGACAAGTGATAACACCTAGGTAATGAGCTTCATCTTCATCCTCAATAACTCCAGGCCCAACAACTTCTCCTGCTCTTGGTTTACAATTAAACGTATCTGTATAATTGGAAGCGTTTACAGAAGTTAAACCATCAATAACTGATTCTCCTATAGCTGACAAGACTGAGGTTCCTTTGTTTTTTGGAACATAAATACTACATTGAATAAAACCTGAATAATAATCATTTGATGCACCTTGATTTTGCATTGTTGATTGTCCAAAATTCATTGATATAACTACATATTTTTTAGTTTTACCAGGTTTTATATAAGCAACATTGTCATAAACTACATTTACAGTTGCATCCGCAGCAACTACTGCATCCGTTACAGCTTTTTCAAAGGCAGCTCTAGTGTTTACTAATGTCATAGGTCTTGATATTGAGTTTGTACATCTAAACGATTCTCCCCAATAGTATCTCCTCCAACACTAATATTAGGTCGTTCGTCTCTAAAAAATCTATCAATTTTTTGTGATAAACCTTCTTTAAATGCACCTGCGCCACCTGCTAAATAAGGAAAAACCTTCGACTTTGGAGAGAATAAAGCTTGAGGAGTATATTTAGCAGTATTTCCTATAAAGACACTACTATTTAATTTAAAAGTTTTAGGAACAGGATGACGTTGTTTAATATAAGCTTTTTGACCAGGAGCTAATCTATTCCCATTGACTTTCAGAGCAGACCAAGGAGAATACCCCGCACGATTATCTTCTTCAATAGGCATAACAGAACTTGCCTTCCAACTAGAAGCAAAGAAACCAGTTAATACAGGACTAACTTTCCTTGAGGTCAAGTCACTAACAACAGCAGCAACAAAACCATTTAATTGCGCTTCTACTTCATCCTCAAAATCATCAAGAATCTGTTTCGCAAAAATCTCTGCCTTTACATTTGTTGGTAGCCGTCTTCTCCTAGCAGATCTTTCAGCCATTAGAACCTCACTAATAAAGTATGTAAATAAACTTGACCACCCCTTCTAGTATCAATATCAACTATTTGAGCTGTATGAGTCCCTCCTGCATAACTTAAAATAACCTCATCATCAAAAGTAGGTTGATTACCACCTATTAAATCTGGTGTTATATATATCTTTGCTTGTCTTAATTCTCTACCAGTATCTTCTTCTGATTTAATAAATTCAATTGGAACTTTAATACTCGCATAACTTGTATCAGTTGAAGTTACAACGCCTGTACTTGTGTTGTAACTGGGAGAAGCTCTCCTTGTATAAGTAATAGTTGTATCTAAATCTGTACCCAGACTAGAAACAACTTGCTTTGCAATGCTTTTTAAAGCTGTGTCAAGTGAACCAGCCATTTAACCTCTCACTACTCTTACTTGATAGCTGCCTGAACCACCTAAGCAGTAAGCACCTACATAAGATTGTAACCAAGGGTAAACATCAAAAACATTATTTACTGCACCCATACCCTGACTATCTGATGAATATTTAACCTCAATTTCACCTAATTTAACTTGTTCAATATTTCCATCAGTTCCTTTATTTCCTGTGATAGCGTCAGTTTCATTCGCCAATGCTCTAGCCAATTCATACTGTGCATATTTGATGTTTTTAGGTATGGTTGTGCATACCAATTCAACATCATCGACCTCGTAATTGTTTCGGGGCCATTTGAGAGCTTGTCCTTCGTCACACCTGTCACCGTAATAATTGAGACTATCTATCCATCGACAAGCGGAAATCAAAGCTCTGTTTTTAGCATCGTCACTTTTATCTGTCCATGTTGAAGAGTTTGGAACAGTTTCAAAATAACTATTAGCTTCTGCCAAAGTTACATAGCTATTGGAATTTTCCCCTTTTAAGGTGGCACTAATTGTTGCAGCCACAGTTCAATAAATAGATATCTCTCTCATCATAGCGTCATAAAAAAGCCCCACCCGAAAGTGGAGCCTTTTTACATATCAGAGATGCCTTTACTTTAGCTTATAAAGTAGAAGTATCAAGTGGTGTGTTAACTGTTAACTGAACTGCTGGAATTAGATCAATGTCATAAGTCGCTGTCCAGTTATCCTTGTTGCCAAGAACACTATTTGTTGGGTTATCAGCAGCATTACCCCACTTAGTACCCATAACATGATACGCAGTGTGATAGTCAACTGATAGAACATCCTGCTTAGACAAGATATTACGATCAGCTTCAATCCGTAGATCTTGCTGAACACCTTCAAGAATTGTTCCCTTCTTGAATAGGTAGCAGTAGTACTCTTTGATGTGACCAGAAGAACCAGGCTGAACTGCGTTCACCTGAGAATCCATGATTACATCTAGACCAGCAAACTGACCGATGGTCTTAGCACCAACGCCAGCTCCACCACCACCCCAGGTGACTGCGCCACCAGAAGTTAATGAAGAAGTAGAGAAGGTTAAAAGACCAACTTGATAAAGGTAGAAACCTACATTGGGGTGAACAATGATGGTGTCTAACTCATCGCCACGCTCTCCTAGAAGTGCGCGTGCTGTAGCTACGTTTGCACCAGTTAGATAGTTAGCTTCAGCAGCACCAGAAGCAGCAGCTTTTGCTAAATCAGAAGCATTGCCTGAAAGTGCAGTACCGAAAAGACCGTGTAACTGATAGAAAAGTCTTTGGCTGTTTAACTTGTTGATTGCATCTGCAAGCTGGTTGCGGATGTGAAGCATTGGATCTTCACCAGCAGCCAAAACTGCAACATCATCAACCGCATAAGCAAAGCCTCTGTGGCAGATAGATGCAATCTGGGTTCCTGTACCGATCTTCTGTGGTGTTAAATAACCAGCAGTAGATGTACCCCAGTTAGCAGCACCAGTCATTACCTCTTCGGTTGGTGCGACTGGATTGAACTCAGGAACTTGTATTCTTGTGCCGCCTTCTTTTGCATCTAAGAAAGAACTGCGTTGAACAGCTCCACTCTTAATGAAAAGACTGCGCTCTTTAATTGCCTCACTTACATAGCGAGACAGGTTATTTCTTTTTACGATGTCCGCAAGAAGGACACCGCCAGAATAATTCTGAAACGGGGCTGCCATTTCAATTAAGGGGCATTATTTAACGAGGTCCAAGTCACAGACTCGGTAGCTAATTCACAGAATTAACTGGATTGAGCCTCTCTTTTCAGCACCGCTGCAAGTTCAGGCTCGGTAGATTCTAGGGCCATTTGCCTAGTTATATTAATACTACCTTCTTTCCAAGGATTATTCATACCTGGTGAGACATTTGAGTTAGGAGTTGGCTTTGCTCCCATTCCAGCAGCACTACTTGCCTTGAAATGATGCTCCCAACCAGAACCAGGATTCTTGAGATTAGTTAAATATGTAGATAGGTCTTGTTCAACCCCTCCATTTAAAACAACGACACTACCTTCATTGTTTTTCTTTAACTTATCTTGCAATAATGAGAGTGTTTGTTCTGCATTAATTGCACCTAAATCACTAATAGCAGCTAATGCTGCATTTTTAGTCGCAGCAGTCTCATTGGAGACTTTTAAGTTCTCTAACTCCTGATTTAGAGTTAGTATTTGTTGCTCTTTTTCTTGAGCGGTCTTGTTGGCTTCTTCCCACAAGTCTTTCCACTGCCCTTGGTCTTCGAGCTTTTTCTTCCTTTCGGCATCGGCTTTTTTGTAGACATCATCTAGTTTAGATTTAATGCCTTGAAATTTCTCGTTACCTTCAGCTATTTGAGCTTTTAAGCTAGAAATTTGTTGTTCATACTCTGATTTTACAGAGTCTAAATTGGGGGCTTGAGGAACAGGAGTCTCAGCCACGGGCTGTTCAGCAGGAGTCACGGACTCAGACTGAATGACTTTTTCTTCAACCATAATTAAGCGTCAGCTTTTGTTTTAGGATCAGTTTTAGGAGTCTTAGGAGCAGCAGGTTTAGCTGCAACTTTTGGTGTAGCAGCTTTCTTAGGGGCAAAAGAAGCCTCTAATTCTTCTGCTGTTACACCTGAGTCCAAGTTACCAGGAGGCATAGTAAAAAGAATATCTTTCTAATATTGTAGTGTATTAATCCTTTTCAGTCTCTGAAGCATTGGGTAATACCTCTCCCTGCACTAAAATCTGCCTAAATTCATCTCTATCAATAACATTTTGATCAAATAGTGAAGTTAAAGCAGTTACATCTTGTCCAATTAACCTCTCAATATCAAAATCACG